TACCGCAGCCACATTTACATGCAAATTCTGCTCTATTGAAGTTAGCTGTTAAATCACCCATAACTTACTCCTTATATTTATGTTTAGAACGTCTTCGTTCGTATGGTTCATCCCAAGGGACAGCTCCCCTGGATTGAGATTTTTTACGTCTTTCGCTAAGTCTCAGTATATTAAGGACTTTTCTAATTATTTTACTTAGATGCATTGCCAAGTTCACCCTGGTATCGCTTTTCCAAGCTTTTTAGTTTGTTTAATCGTTTCTCATAAGAAGCTATTTGTCGCCTAATTGAAGCTAATTTGGGCGTAAGCCTCTTAAGTACTCTACATTTTTTACAAGTTACTGGTAACCAATGATGTGAAATAACAGCGTCTTTATAATCGGTAGCACCGCATAATGCTTCTTGTGTTTTACTCTTCCACTTGTGTATCGTCATAGGTTCGTTCCGTTCTTGTATATCGGTAGCGGCTATTAAGGTTTAGTTGCCCAGTCTCTTGTGCAAATCTATTCCAATGGGTTTTAGCTAAAGCGTCTGGATAAATAGTCTCCACATACTCTAGCTCACCATGTTCGTTAGGTTTATAGATTTTGACTGGGTAAATAATCATCAGGCGTAAGGATCCCCTTTATTTACTTTAGATTTGAATAACTTAGAAGCTTTAAAGGTAGGAACTTTCCGTGCAGATATAATAGCATTTTCTCCTGTTCTGGGATTACGTCCCATTCTTTTCTTTTTATCTCGTGTCTGAAAAGAACCGAATCCTCGGAGGGTAACTTTACCATCGTCAATAAGTCCCTGCCGTACTTCCTTAAAAACAGTCTCAACAATGTTAACTGCTTTTTTGTGGGATACTTCTAATAAGTCTGCAATTTCTTCTGCTATTACTACTTTCATAAGATCTCCTTAAAGTGAACAATATTACAATAGCTTGACAGCCATTATTATATCGTATATTAATATTATGATGAATACTGAATTTAAGTTTACTGATGAAGAATTTCTATACGTTATTAATCTAATTCTTAAGCAAGATACGCCGTTGGGAGAAGAATACGTACCTATAGAATCCATGGAGGATCGTTTAGATATGGGACGTTTAGATAGTTTAGGCATGATTGTATTTTTTGTATGGCTATCTCATTTATTTGGTATCTCTGAGGCTACATTCCAAGCCTTTATACGCCAGGGTAATATATCCATTCAAGCAATAAAAGAGTTAGTTAAAACCGAATCTACTAAAAACTGCGATATTAATGATGTAAAAGAATACGCGAAGAGATGTATATAACTCACACTAATTCAGTATATTCGGAGGAAATCGATCTTTTAGATAACATTCCATACCCCCAATATGTCCACAAGGTAGGCAATGGGGGAATGCCAGTAGAACAGGGCATTAAGATAATGCCTATGCAGCTTATAGACTATGTACTGACTGGTAAGTGCGGAGCAGATAAGGGCACCTATGATTTCGTTAGTTCTTTAGCTAGCCCTAATCAATCTAAAATCGGATTCATTTTAGCAGCCGGGAATAATAGCTGGACAGGATATCTAACTACTGTCTTACGTTCAGATAGCTATCCCTCCTACAGAATACCAGTAATGGGAATTTCTCAAGTACAAGCAGGATATATAGCAAACCAGTTAGGGTCGTTTGATTACATAGCTACCGATAGTACAAGTTGTGTTAGTGGCCATTCAGCTTGGTATACAGCTAAAAATATGCTAACTTTAGGAGTACTACATGCTGTTGTAGTCATTTCAGTAGATAACGGGTTATCTGAGGAATATTTAAGCATATTTGGAGAAAGTGGGTTAAGTAAGTTAGTTCACGAAGAAAACGATAAATCCGTTAAGAAGTTTAGGCTTGGGCATGGTTGCAACGTAACTGTATTTGAAAGCTTGACTTCTATTGTTAAGACTGGAAACATACCATTAGCAGAGGTTATGAGTATGCATATAGCGTCTGAATACCATGGTAACCCATTAGGTATTTCTCCTTTAGGAGAGGGATATAAGAAAGTTATTGATAACGTTGATACAAACGGGATTAATTTTGTAAAAACGCACAATACTTTTTCAGATGACAATCAAGTTGAAAAACAAATACTTGAAGAAAAATTTGGAGATATACGGTTAGTTAGTTATAAACTACGAATAGGCCATACCATGGGCGCCTCCACAGCTATAGAAACGGCGTTAGCTATTAAAGAAGAATCAGGTAGATTCCTTAGTTTAGGTGCTGGAATGGGAAACGTCTTTTCTTCTGCGGTAGTAAATATTTTATGATATTTTTACATACAAGTTTAATACAGGAAGGAGAAGCAGCTTTATTTTATAGATACTCGCGTCCAATAAAAGGGTATGTAATAGCAGGAGTATTAGTAGGGGAAAGCGTACAAGCTAAACTAGACTTTGCTAAAGTTTGGACTTACTTTGTATCTGAAATAGTACAGGCAGATGATATTTATGCCTCAATAGCACTGGAAAATTTTAGTTCCATGTTTGACAAGTATTTAGATTATTATGATACGATAGATGGACTTAAGTTTTATAAGGTTGATAATTTCCTTAAAAAGCAATACAGTAGCTATGAGAAACATTTAGAAAGAGCCGGGAGTAATGAATGAGTGATACAAACATAGATGATGTTATAGATCACGTAGAAACTGATGCATCTACTTTAGTAGATTGGAAAAACCCCCCTAGTCTTTCAGAACTCAAGGCAGACTTCGAATCCGCTCAAGTAGCTCATGATGTTCATGTTCAAGAGGTAGATAATTGGATAAAAGTTCTTAACGGCGATCAGGCCATTAACAATAAAAAAGGACGTTCTAAATTAGTTCCTAAATTAGCTCGAAGACAAGCAGAATGGAGGTATGCTGCTCTGTCTGAGCCTTTTCTGTCTACAGATGATCTATTTAATACCTCTCCGCAGACATTTGAAGATAAAGAATTTGCAGTACAAAACGGCATGCTTCTGAATTATCAGCTTAACTGTCGTATGGATAAGGTTAAGTTTATAGATGAGTATATTAGAACAGCTGTAGATGAAGGTACTGCAATAGTACGAATTGGTTGGGAATTTGAAGAAGACAAGCGCAAAGTGTGGGAAGACATTATGGAGGTACAGCCTGTAATCGATCCACAAACAGGTCAACCTGTCGTAGATCCGAATACTGGTCAACCTGCAATGCAGGAAGTAAAGGTTGGACAAAAATCAAAAATTAAAACAGTTACTGTTAAAAATCAGCCGGTATTAACAGTTTGTGATTACAACAATATAATATTAGATCCTACTTGTGAAGGAGATATAGAGAAAGCTAATTTTGCCGTTTACAGCTTTGAGACATCTCTATCTGAACTTAAAAAAGATGGGCGATATGAAAATCTGGATGATATTAACTTTGAAAGTGCTTCTGTATTAGCTGAACCGGATCATGCTGTTAATTCAGATGATACTTCTTTTACGTTTAAAGATAAGGCACGTAAGAAAGTAATTGCCAGGGAATACTGGGGGTATTGGGATATAGACGATACTGGGGAAGTTAAACCTTTTGTAGCTACTTGGGTAGGTAGTACTTTCATTAGAATGGAAGAGAATCCCTACCCAGATAAAAAGATTCCTTTTGTCCTCGTTCAATACTTACCTCGCCGCAAGAATATTTATGGAGAACCAGACGCATCCCTTATAGAAGATAACCAAAAAATAGTAGGAGCTGTTACCAGAGGTATTATCGATATTATTGGGCGTAGTGCTAACGGACAGCAAGGAGTTAGAAAAGATGCGTTAGATGTTACTAACGCACGTAAGTTCGAACGCGGGGATGACTATAAATTTAATTCTAATGTTGATCCACGACAGGCATTCCATATGGAGGTGTACCCGGAAATTCCTAGATCAGCTTTAGAAGTATTAAATATGCAGAACAATGATGCGGAAGCATTAACTGGAGTTAAAGCATTTACCCAGGGTATTTCTGGACAAGCGTTAGGCACTACAGCTACTGGCATTAGATCAGCTTTAGATGCTACGTCTAAAAGAGAACTGGGTATTTTACGCCGATTGTCTAATGGCTTAAATCAGATAGGCCGTAAGATTATTTCTATGAACGCCGAATTTTTAGATGATGAAGAAATTATTAGAATTACTAATGAAGAATTCGTGGCCATTAATAGAAATGATCTTGGAGGGAAGTATGACATTAAGCTTAATATCTCTACCGCAGAAGCTGATGAGCAGAAAGGTAGCGAGTTGGCATTTATGTTACAAACTATGGGAAATACTATGCCTCCTGAAATGAGCCAAATGATTTTGGCTGACATAGCTAAACTACGCAAGATGCCTGATTTAGCTAAACGTATTGAAGAGTACCAACCCCAACCTGATCCAATGGCCCAACAAAAAATGCAGCTTGAATTAGCATTGCTACAAGCACAAGTAGCTAATGAAACTGCTAAAGGTCGTGAGAACGAGGTTGATGTTCAACTTAAAACTGCGAAAACTCAAACAGAGCAAGCTAAAGCAAGAAGCATGCATAGTGCTTCTGATATTAGCGATCTTGATTTTGTTGAGAAAGAATCCGGAGTCGGAGCCGAACAAAGACAAGCGGAGTCTGATCGTAAACATGCGCAGACCATGGAAGCCAAAGAGCACGACAGATTATCTAAACTAGACCAAGACGCTCTAAAATCTCTAACTAATAGATAAGGATTTTTATGAACGACTTAGAACAAGTGGAAATTCAGATTGAAATGGCTACCAGAATACGGAAGCTAAGAGACAATACTGCTAAGCTAATGAATGATAACCTATGGAAAGATGTTATAGACGAGGGCTATTTCAAGGAAGAAGCTGCAAGGTTAGTTATGGCAAAGAGTTCTTTAATGAATGCAGAACAAAAACAAGTAATAGATAATATGATATATGGAGTAGGTGCTCTTAAAAATTGGCTAGAATCTGTTATGCGGCGTGGAGCAGAAATGGATCAGGCAATTGGAGAGCATGAAACAACTCGTGAAGAACTATTAAGAGAAGAGGTATCTAAATGACCCAAACTTCTTTAGAACTATCCGATCAAGAATTTTTAGACAAAGACCCTACTGAGTTCTTATCTGACGAAGTTACTGAAGAGCTTACTGATGAACAGAAATTAGATATAGAAGAACCAGTTGAACAAATAGATGAAACAGAAGCAACTTCCTCTAACGAGGAAGGTAGTGATGCACAAGAGCAAACTGACGTTGAAACTAGCCAAGATGAAGTAAGCCAACCGGAAGGGGATACCCAGCCGGAGCATGAAAAATCTACTGATAGTGATGCTACAGAATCTCTTGATACTAGTAATGAAGACTCAACTGACACAAAGGAGGATACTCCGGAAACAAAAGAGTTTGATTACGAAAGTGCATATAAAAAGGTATCTGAACCTTTTAAAGCCAATGGTGTAGACATACAGGTTAAAGAACCAGATGATATCGTGCGCTTAATGCAAATGGGCGCTAATTATCAAAAGAAGATGTCGCAGTTAAAACCGCATCTAAAGATAATTAAGATGTTAGAAAATAACGATCTTCTAAAAGAAGATAAGTTACATAATCTAATTGATATCTCTAAAAAAGACCCTAAAGCTCTCACTAAGCTTATTAAAGAAAGCACTTTAGATCCTTTGGATATTGACAAAGATGCTCCGACAGACTATGAGCCTACAGATTATTCGGTTTCTGACAAAGAAATCGAATTAGATCAGGTTCTCGAAGATATCAAAGATACCGATACTTTTAATAGAACTATTAACGTTCTAACCAAAGATTGGGATGCTGAAAGTAAACAACTAATTTCTGAGCAACCTGAGATTATTAGAGCTGTTAATACTCATATGGGTAATGGAGTTTTTGATAAAGTTAATGCAATACTACAACGGGATAAAACTTTAGGAAAAACAGAGGGTTTACCTGATGTAGAAGCGTATAAACAAATCGCTGATTATTTATTTAAAAATGGCGAACTTCACACACAAAATAGTCCTGAGGATAAATCTCAAGTATCAAGTAAGATGGCAGAAAAACAAGAACAAGCTAATGCTGATCGAAATAAAAAACGAAAGGCAGTAGCTCCGGTCAAGCAAACTGCTGCTAAAAAAGTCCCAAAAGAGGAAGACTTTTTAGGTCTCTCTGATGAAGACTTTATGAAGAAGTATGCTGTCCGGTAGATAACACTATTTAATACAGGACATTTATCATGGCTAACGAAAACATGTATAACGCACCTTCTAGCACTGCTAGTGGTACTGCGTCAGATATCGGCCCTCAAGCGAGAACCGATTATTATTTTAAGAAAGCCCTTATCGCTGTTCGGGATCGCATGTATTTTATGCCTTTGGCTGATGTACGTGCTATGCCTAAGCATATGGGTAAAAAAATCAAGCAAGATGTGTATGTTCCATTGCTTGATGTTTTGAATACAGGTGACCAGGGACTAGATGCAGCAGGTACAGCACTAACTGCTGGTACTTATTCTGCATGGAATTCTTCTGGTGTTCTTCAAACCTCTACTGCTGCTAATAGAGCAGCCGCTGTAACAGCAGCTGGTTCTGGTGGTGAGATTGGACTTAATGACCAAAACTTGTACGGTTCTTCTAAAGACACCGGTACAATTAAATCTAAAATCCCGACTCTCCGTGAAAACGGTGGTCGAGTTAACCGCGTTGGATTCACCCGTACGCAAATTGAAGGGGAATTACTTAAACGTGGTTTCTTTACAGAGTACACTCAGGAATCAATGGATTTCGATTCTGATTCAGAATTGTTGATGCATATTACTGAGGAAGCTCTTGTTGGTGCTAATGAGCTGACTGAAGCGGAGCTTCAGGCAGATCTTATTACTAACGCAACTGCTAATGGTACAGCTTATTATTGTTCAGCTACTCCTGCCGTAACGACAGGTAGTAAATTGGACGTTGATGAAGTTGTTACTTACACAGATCTCATGAATCTTTCTATTGCTTTGGATGATAATAAAACTCCTAAGCAAACAAAGATCATTGCTGGATCTCGAATGATTGACACGAAAACCATTAATGGTGGCCGTGTAATGTATGTAGGTTCTGAATTGATTCCTGTTCTACGAGCTATGACTGATCTTCACAGCCAGCCTGCTTTCGTATCTGTTGAAAAGTATGCTGATGCTGGAAATATCATGAATGGTGAAATTGGAACAGTAGATCAGTTCCGAATTGTTGTAGTACCAGAAATGCAATTCACCGAAAACGGTGGTGCATCTGCCGCTGATACTGCAGGTACCGGAGATAATGGTGCAGACATTTATCCAATGTTGGTTGTTGGTGATGGTGCTTTCACTACTATCGGTTTCCAGACAGATGGCAAAAGTGTTAAATTTACCATCAACCATAAGAAGCCGGGTAAAGAAATAGCTTCTTTGGATGATCCATATGGTGAAGTAGGGTTCTACTCTATCAAATGGTACTATGGTTTTATGGCACTTCGCCCAGAACGTCTAGGAATTATTTGGACTGCCTTGGCAGCTGTATAAATAACAAGGACGCCACCCGAGGGCATAGCCCTCGGGGGGCTTCTCTTTTAACTCGAGAAATGACAGTTTCTCAAAGGAGAATGAAATGGAAGTTTTAACACCAATTAGTGAACTTAGTTACGAAGAAATTAAAGCAGAATTAAAAAAGTATGGAGTTACGTTTCACCATAAAACGGGTCAAGCTAAGTTAGCAGAGCTCTTAGCTGATGTAAGAAAAAATCCTGAAAGTATGGTGCAGGATTTTGATAATGAAGAAGTAGCTACAGATCGTCCATATGAAGGCGGTTTGCCTAATGCAAGTGAAGCTGCTATAGCTGCAGCAACTAAAGCTTTAAAAAGAACTGGAAAAAAAGAAGCTATGAAACTTATACGCATTGTAGTTACTCCTAACGATCCTCTTATGAGTGGGTACCCAGGACTTATATTTACAGTAGGTGCTTCTGGTTTAAATAATGGAAAAATGATTAAAAAGTTTGTTCCGTTTAATAATGAAGACGGATGGCATGTTCCTAATATTATTTATAATCAAATAAAACATGCTGAAATGCAGAAATTTAAAACTGTTACTCGTCCTAATGGCGAAAAAGTACTAGAGCCCTATATTACGCAGAAGTTTAATGTACGCATTTTAGATCCTCTTACTAAAGAGGAGCTAGAAAGATTAGCAGCAGCCCAAGCAGCTAATCCAGCGTTCCATATAGGAGATAACTAATGGCTATAACTATTGCTGATCTAACTGCTGGAGTATCCACCGATTCAAACAATGTAGTTACGGGTACTGGCGTATTTGACGACATGATGGAAACTGTCAATGCTCATATGGCTGCTCAGTTTAATCTAGGAAGAATAACAGGCAGCGATTATGCAACAGTCTATCTAACAGCTATGCAGGCTACGGTCCAACAGGCCGTAGCCTACACTATAGGAATGCAGAAAGGTAACGCTGAGGAGTCGTTACTCTTTCAAAAAGAAGTGACTGAATTTGCTCAAACAGACCAATCAACTAAAATAGCTCCTAGTACTACTAGTATTATGGGTAGAGCTGCTGCCTTATCTGCTGAACAAGCTAAAGGCTTTAAATGGAACGCAGATCAAAAATACCTTAAAACTATATTGGATGCATGGAGCATCAATATCTCAACTGCTGGAGTAGCTGCCACAGGCGTAACTGCTATTAATGAAACTGGTACAGGAAATATTAATACACAGATATCTAACGCAGAACCTACAGGATAATAGCAATGGGGTTTGTTGCTAGCATTTTCACAGCAATAATAGACGTTATTGTTACTATTGTTGAAATGGTTGTACAAGTAGTAGAGATGGTTGTACAACTAATTATGGTACTTCTCGGATGGGACGGCGGGAGTACCCAGATTATTGAGTATTTTGAAGTACATAACGTCCCATTGTTTGATGATGTAGATAATAAGAATCCCCTCCTTAATTCCCTTCTCCAAAGCATCATAGAAGAACAAGATATTGCTAGTAATCTTATCTACCATAGTGCATTTAGAAGTCTTAAAGGCAATGTAAAAGAATTTCTTGATTTTATTGAGCAAGGAAATTATTTCGAAAACCTCCCTACTGTTGAATCTTATATTTTAGTTGTAGATTATGATGAGCTACATGCAGCATTACAGACTTTAACAGGTGTCCCCTGCACAGCTGAAAATGCATATTTAAGGGCATTATCTAAAGCGGACTGGGTTAAATACTGGCTACAGGAAAATAAAACCTATGATGTAGGTCTTAATCTACTGGGTACTGAATATCGAGAAACTGCTACTGGTCCGTATACTCCGGCTTC